CTTAATCTTCTTAGTATACTGAAAGGAGATTAGAGTTATGATAAAATTTTTATTTGATGCGTATAAGCATATAGAAGATATTATTACTGGTTTCGCTGATAAAGAATTGTTAATGCCTATATTGTGTGAATCTATTAATGCACAGTTAGGCCAAGGAATCCAAGTTAAGCATTTCATGTTTACTAAAAGAAATTTACCAGTGGTATATGATAATGAAAATAACAAGATGTATATTAACTATGACTATTTAGATATTACTACACCTATGTTAAAGAAATTAAATATACTTAATACTGAGAAAGATAACCTTAAATCAATATTAAAAAAAGAATACGCTGATATATTATCTGGCCTATTATATTATGCTATCCATTCTTATAATATTCATAATAGGGGTGCTTTAGCTAAACATGAAATTACATTAAACTGGTATAAACAATTCTTTTATATGCTGTTTTATACTTTTAAAGATCCTGAAGATAAAAATATTTTTGTTAATAGAATAAATACTTCTACGGCTAAAATGGTTGCGGAACTTTTATATAGACCCTATATTCAAATTATACTTCAATATTATGAATCTTTATCATATAAAGGAATTAGTTTTAACGAAGATCAAGAAAAAAAATTGGATTACATGTTTACTCAATTAAAAGATCAAATTAGAAATAAGCTATTAGAAAACGGTTTATCTCAATTTGAAATTGATCTATATGATAAGTTTTTCCGGAGTTATTTAAGTGATTTTAAGAGATGCTTTAGAAACAGTAAAACTTTAATTCTTAACCATGATAAACATTTTATGGATATTCAAGAATTTAAGTGCTTAAATTTAAGAAGTTTGGCTTCAGCATATTATCATACTGCAATATATATGCCAATGATGACTAATAATCCTGATGATGGTATTGCACATCGTTATCCTAGTTTAGGAGCTTTTTCAGAATTATATAGAACTGCTGAACCTATTGCAGTTACACTTGGTTGTGGAATATATGAATATAAAAAACTAAAGAATGTAGAAGATTTGCAAATGTTAGCTGCGAGAGGAATTGCTTTATTAACTTAATTATTTAGTAAATTATCTCTTCCATTTTATAATATGGAGGAGATTTTTTTAGTACCATACATTTTATATCAGAGGTGATGCAATTTGGCATCTTCGATTTCAAGCGGTTTCCCTGGAGTAAGAACCAAAATTGTTGATAGTTCTCAATATATTGAGGCATTATCAAGTAATATGATTGGCTTTATTTGCATTTGTAGTGAGAAGGGTCCTGATAATGTTCCTAGAATGACTACATCTGCATCTGATTTTATTCGTACTTACGGTGCTCCCAATAGTTCTAAGTACGGACAGGGTGGTTATGTTGCACTTCAGTATTTGAAGACGCTTAGTAACCTTTATGTTATGAGAGTTCTTCCTAATGAAGCTACATATGCTTTCAAGGCTATGAAGTTAACTTCGGAAGATACAGTTACTACCACAACTTATCAGGTGGATAAGGACGGTAAAAAGGTTGAATTAGTTGAAGCTAAGGAAGATAATGCAGTTTTAGTTACTGCTGAAGAGTTAGCTTTAAAGGATTTAGCTACTATTGTTGAAGAGAATACTACTTATGATGAAGAAGGTAATGTTCTTACAACTCCAGTGGTTATTGTTCCTGAATCTGTTAATCTTAATTATACTATCGATCCTGTTGTTAAGATGTACGGTGTTAGAGGTAAGGATAGAAATTTAGGTGAAACAGAAGTTACATCGATGAATCCTTCTGGAAATATCGATATGACCGGATTCAAATTTACAGGTAAAGCATTTGCTGCTCCATTATCTGACACTGATGAAACACTTGTTATTAAGGTTTCTAATTCAGTTTTTGAGGGACTTTCTGAAGCTGGAAATAATGTTACAGTTGTTGAATTTGATGCTTCTGATCCGGAGACTTCTGTTGAAGTTCCAGAAAATTTAGAAGATAATGAAGTTAAGGTTGTTGAAACCGTTGAAACAGAAAGAAATTATGTGTTTAATGATGATGTTGATACGATGTATTTCAATTCTGTTTCTCAAATTGTTACCGCTGTTAATGACGGTGATGCTGATATTATTTTCTATCCATATGGTAGAGGAGAATATTATAATAATATCGGATTTAAACTTACAAAAGCTAGAAAATCTTATCCTGGCGCATTTGTTATCGATGTTTATACCAAGAGTAAGGATGCTGCTCGTCCTTCATTAGTTGAATCCTTTATTGTGTCGTTTGATAGAGATGCAACTGATAATTCCGGTGCTTCAATATTTATTGAAGATGTTCTTGATAGATACTCAGAGTATATTAGATGTAAGTGCAGTGAGAATATTGGTAGTTATGAAGAAGCGCCTGAAGATACAGTTGATGAGGACGGTAATATTACTAAGGAAACTGTTAGCTATGATAATTTAGCTATGACAACTTATGCTTTCTTAGATGGTGGTTCGGATGGCGCTATGTATACGAAGAGTGGCGCTATTGATTGGAGTGTTATGGAATCGCCAATGATTTTTGCTTATTCTGGTAACGAAGAGCTTAAGAATCCTGAAACAGATGAAGGTAATGGCTTTATCCAGGATACTGAAGATTTTGATATTTCTGTTGTGTTTGATGCTGGATATAGACCCACTATTAAGAGTGCTATTCTTGACCTTTGCCAGATGAGAAACACTTGCTTTGGTATTCTTGATAATGGTGAGTATACTGAAAATGGAAATAGAAGTGCTAAGGCTGCTATTGATAAGAGATTATCAGAGAACAATTGGAGTGATTATAGAATTGCTTTGTATGAGCCTTATACTAAGATATATGATGCTTATACAGGAAAGTATGTCTGGATGACACCCATTTACCACGTTGTTGATCTTATGGCTAGAACTGCTAGAGATTATGATATTTTCTGGTCATTTGCAGGTATGAGACGCGGTGCTGTATCAACTTCAATTAAGGATTACAGATATCTTTTACAGGGCGGATTTAGAGACCAGTTTAAGGACGAAGAGCTTAACCCAATTCTTAGATTTACTAATGGTGGAGACCTGTTATGGGGTAACTGGACTAGCTATCAAACTCCATCAGCTCTTAAGAACATTCATGTGGTTCTTTGCTTACAGTACATTCAGAGAACTCTTGAAAGAAATCTTAAACAGTATATCTATGAATTTAATGATGAATATACATATGCTCTTATTAAGAATTCAGTTAATAATTTCTTAAGTGAACTCCAGTCTCAGAGAGCTTTAGAGAGCTTCTCAGTTAGTGTTACTGCTACTGATTATCAGAAGAGAAATAATCAGTGTGAAGTTAATATTAACCTTAAAGTTACTGGCGTTATTGAAATTATTAATGTTACTCTTAATGTTCAGTAATTATAAAGGATGGTGAAATATAACTAATGCCTATTAATCCTTTTATTAATAATCTTGGTTTTAATAAATACGGTTACACTGACCGTATGAGGAGAATGTTCGGTGGAGAAAAGACATTTATTGATCCATATACCTCAGGATATCATTTTGTGTATTTCTTCCCACCGGATACAATTGGACAGGAAGTAGGTCAGTTCTTGACAACCGTTTGCCAGCAAGTTGAAATTCCTGGGTATACTGTTAATGCTATTACATATAATGGCCTTAATAATATGAAATGGAATGTTCCTGGTACTGTTGAGTTAACGGGTCAGCAGTTTACTTGCCACTTTACAGAGATGGCTGGTCTTCCTATTACTCAGATAATGGGTAGATGGGTTACGATTTTCCGTAATGTTTTATACGGTATTTCGGACCCTTCAGCGCAGAATACATATTCTCAGGGTGCTTATAAGGGCAAGGCCGTTTATGCTACAACTCTTCCAGACGGTTTAACAGTTCAGTTTGCTGCTGTATTTACTGGAGTTTTCCCTGGTAATGTACCTTTAGAAACAATCGGCCAGTCAAATGTTATGACGCATGATAAAGTGGAATTAAGTATTCCTTTCCACTTTGACCAAATGCTTACAGGCACTGCTGCTGAAGCATATGCTAGAACACTTGTTCAGGCTACCAGAAGTGCTGGTATCAGTCTTTCTGACAATATCTATGCTCAGGAGACTTCGAGCAACTAATTTAGTAATTGAAAAT